TCAATAGTTGGTGACAGGAAACAAGATAGTTAATTTAACATAATATACATTATGCGCGGTTAGGTCAGGCCCGTTCACAGGAGACAGAAACACAGCCACCGCAAGGGCTACAGCCGTGCCAGCTCCTTTTGAATACTTCGCCAGGATGTCGTACCAAGCTTGTTTCAGCTCGGGATCGGTGGCCCTGACCGCCGCCAGACTTATCAGCACTTCTTGGACGTCGAGGCCGATTTCCAGGGCAATCTTTTTTGCAGTCGCATCAGTGAGTTGCATCTTGCCAGTGGTCAGGCTGGAGATATGCGATTTGGTAAAACCAAGCTCGGCAGCGACTTGCTGATACTGGTTGAACTTTTTGGCCCTCATGTAGGCTTGAATCAGCGCTTTAGAGTCCATGTTTCTGTCTCCTGAGTGGTTAGACAATCGGCCCATCATACTCATTTTTTGCCCAAATGCCTCGGTTGTCAGTGCGCTAATTAACTGATCTAATCCAATCAGTTCATTAGCTTGCTGACTAACCTATGACCCACTCTAGCATCGCGGGTCAGGTCGAGATGTTCCGCGACCTGCATGAGCTGCGGGTCTACCTGTCGATGACGTACCCCGACACCGTGTTTGACCTGGTAGAGGTCACAGAAGAGACATGGCGCGACTTCTATGACCAGGGAGTGTTCTTCGATGACTGGTCATAGCTCCGTGATGCCGATAAATAGGGTTATCGGCGCCAAAACCCTGATCGACTATCTGTCCTTTACCTGGGCACCGGACGAACTGCGCCGGATGACCGACTTGGCCAAGCAAGGCGCACTGCTCAAAGCCATCCCGCGGTTCGATACCGCCAACAAGGCTATCCAGGCGGCCTTTGCTGCCCCTGCGGTGGAAGGCTTGCGCTACCTGTGGAAGCGTCCGGTTGGCTTCGCTCCCCTCGCCCGCTTTGACAAGGTGACCGAGCGCTTGTGTGAGAAAGCCTCGCCCAAGCCCCTGGCCGTGAAAGCCCCCTCCCCTGTGCTCACGCCGTCCATGACCGAAATGATGGAGCAGGCCCTGCACTCGGGGTACAAGTCCCGCGCCGACATGCGCCAGGAGCTCAAGGCCGTCTGCTCTGCCCTGCTGGAGTTCTCCGAGTTTGAGGTTGTCCAGGGCGCCAAGTATTGGGAAGCGTACAACGACTTGATCGACTGCTACGGCGTCCAGTTCCTGGATGCCCTCTGTTGCAATGAGATTGAGCTGTGGCTCGAAGAGCTGAATACCCGCATCGGTGTCCCTATCCCTGAGCCGCGCTTCACCATGCGCCCTCGCCGCTCCGGTCTGCATGGCTACGCCAATTCCGCTGACCTGCTGTGTGATGGCCTCCCCTGCGGCCTGATTGGCTGGGGTGCGGCGAACCATGGTTGCATGGTGAGTTTTTCCGGCGTGGGTTGTGCGGCCCTGGACTTCCAGGCTTTGCACGATGTTATCTCTCACGTTCCTGGGGTGCGCATCACTCGGGTGGATCTCGCCCTGGACGATTACGGCGGCGAGCACATCACCTACCAGGGTGCCATTGCCGGCGCCGAAGCCGGCGAGTTCCATCCCCAGCGGGGCCGCGCGCCGTCCTGGATGAAGATTGAGTCGGGCGAGTTTGTCATCACCGAGCTGGCCAAGGGCATCGCCAAACGTTTCGGCATGGTGCCGACCAAGGGCTGCTCCTTCTACGTGGGTAGCCGCATCAACGGTAAGTGTGCCCGGATATACGAAAAGGGAAAACAGATGCAGTCGGCAGAGTACCCGAACTGGGTACGCGCCGAAGGCGAATTACACAACAAGGACAGGATTATTCCGCTGGATGTCCTGGTAAACCCAGACCCCTATTTTGCGGGGATGTATCCGCAATTTGCCACATGGTTGGCGGCTGTTCAGCAGTCGGAAATAACGCCCGTCAGACTGACCACCTTTAAAAACAAGTTCAAAACGTCCAGGGATAACGCTGTATTTAATATGTCCAGGATGGCAGGCCGCCTTGTTAATTGGTTAGCAAACATCGAAGGGTTATCCCCTGACAAGATTGTTAACCAATTAACTGCGCACCTAGAAGAAACAGATATTCCAGCGCGATTAAGAATGCCGCTCCCTCCTGACCTGGACGAGCTGCCACTATTTTCGACCTAACTAAGGTTCTTCAACGAGGTAATAACTATGTCTATTCTGTCCGGTGTTCTGGTCACTCGTGTGACCCATGGCTATGGTGTTTCCCGCAAATCCGGTGCTCCGGTGCCTTATGACTTCGCCCAGGTGGAATACCTGGCACTGGCAAATAACGTCAACAAGCCGGAGTGCAATATCACCTCCTGGGGCTATGAGGTACGCCAATTGGCCCTGCGCAATGACGCCGCCACGATTAAAGAGCTGGCCGACTGTCCGAAATTGGTGGCCGTGGATCTTGTCCTGGAAGCCGACCCCCAGAATCCGACCCGTAACGTTGTTGTTGGTTTCCAGCCCACTAAAAAGCCGCTGTAACCACCGCGCAACGAGGAGGAGGAGCGAGAGCGCGCAGCGAGCGACGACGAGGGCGCGATAATGCTTTGTCTAGATATTACCTCTGAGGGATATGCCCGCCTTGCCGAGGGGGATGCCTGTAAATATGTGCTCCTGACTGTCCAGGAGCACACCAAATTAACGGATATATCCAACTGGTTTCAGTTGGACGTAACAGATATTGGAATTGCCTTTAGTTCAGGGATTGTTATCTGGGCTTTGGGTTTAAAACTGGGCGCAATTGCCCGAATCATCGTAGGTGCAAAGAGAGGATAAAAATATGCGTAACTATCTCCGTAATGGCTCCATCGCTCTGGTGGGTTCCCTGGTTGCCGCTGGTGCCCATGCTGAAGGTGGTGGCATCGCTGCCGCTGCGGGTGCTGCCCTGGATTCGGCCCAGTCTGACGTCACGATCACCGCGCCCAAGGTCATGATGGTCGTGGCCACGGTCGTCGGTGTCGGCATCCTGATTGGCCTGATGCGTAAAGCCTAAGCCATGTCCCTGCTTATCGGGACACTGTGGTTTCTGTTCTTTGTCGAAGGCTACAGATCATCGTTTTCGATATGACATAAGGCGGCTTCGGTCGCCTTTTTTATTGGGGGTCGTGTGAGAGTCCTTTATTTGCTGTTCCTGCTGCCGCTGGGAGCGTTTGCGAGCTGTCCGGCTGGGCTCAAGCTGTCCAATGTGCCGATAAGCACGACGCTGCCTTACTGCGTGAAATGGGAGTCATCCACCCTGGGCGGCTGTGAGGTGTCGTGTATTGGTGTTTGCGTCGAGTTCCCTAAAGAAGGCACCAAGGGTCCTATTGAGACGACGGGGAGCGAATGCTCTCTTGGTGGTGGTACGGGTGGTGATGGCGGTACAGGTGGCGACGGTGGGACAGGCGGTGATGGTGGTGGAACGCCAGGGAACGGTGCTGTTTTCCCTAATGTATATAGTCCAATTTCTATTGCTGGGGAACATCAGGCCTATACTACTGCTGCTTTAAAAACCATTCACTCTGATTTCAAGAAATACGCTAACGCTAGTTATGCAGAATCTCAAAAAATAAGTGCTAACTTTGCTTCATTTTATATGGAATTGTTTAAGGTGACTGATGCATTGAATGCACAGATTGCCTCTAACCAAGGTGCGGGTGAAGTTAATAGGTCTACGCTCAATTCAATTTTGAGAATTGAATCCTCATTTCAGCATATGTCTAATTGTTTGATTAACCCAAAGAACAACGACTGTGATGGTGATGGCAAGCCAGATGGTTCTATGACTGAGGGAGTCATGAATTCCGCTAACAGTCTTGCTGCAATTCAAGCCATGACGCAAAGTCAATCTTCCACACTTGGCTCTATAAGTGGTAACGCAAGTTCGATGGATTCCAACCTCCGAAATATGTCGGGGAAGTTGGGGTCTATTGATAGCACACTTAGAACGATGAATAGCACAAATTCATCCCAATTAGGCGATATGCAAGGCAGCCTTGCTGCTATAAGGGGCATGACACAACAGGCACTAAATTCAGGTTGGGGAAACTCTGGTGGTGGGCAAGGTGGGTCTGGTGATTTCAATATTGATTACTCTCAAATGCCTGGTGCGGCGGGTAATCCATTGCATGTTGCCAAGTCTGATTATGATTCCAAGCTCTGCGTCAATGATATTAGCTGTGAGTTTGACCTGAGTCAGATAACCAAAAAATATGATGATAGCAAAGAGTCACTGAAAAATGCTTATTTGAGCATAAAAGATCAGATGTCAGAAATGTTCAAATATGAGTTTTATGGTTCTGCATCAGCGCCAAAGTGTTTTGATATGTTCTCATTGTTTGGCAAGTCGTATCAGGTTTGCCCTGATGCGGACGGCTATTGGGAAACCTTGGCGGCCATTATGATGTTTATTTTCTACTTCATTGCATTAATGATAGTTGCCAGGAGATAAGGTTATGGAATGGTTAGGTGATATGTTCGGCGGCCTGTTCAGCGACTTTTATAATCTTGCTGTCCAGGTAACTGCCTGGATTTCGGTTAAGCTGGCGATTCAATGGGTCGAGTTCAAGTTGTTCATGCTGATGTTTTCCTGGGACGTTGCCAGGGAAATCCTGATTAATCTGCAATTCAGCGATTTAATCTCCCAGGCGTTCAATAATCTGCCTGCATCGGTGAGAGATATTTTGCTCTATCTGCATTTTGATAAAGGCTTGTCCGTTATTACCCAAGCGTTTGTAACCCGCTTCTTGCTGAATATGTTCGGGTGGTGATGTATGTCGATTAAAATCCATCATGGCGCACCTGGTTCCTATAAATCCAGCGGGGCCATTCATACTGATGTGATCCCGGCCATCAAGGCGGGTCGCTACATCATCACCAACGTGCGTGGCTTCTCGGTTGAGCGCTGCCGTGAGGTGCTGGGCAAGGATGTGCCAGACGGCTTTGAGGTGCTCTATGTCGAGACGGAATCCCAAGATGGACGCGATCATCTGGCACGGTTCTACCACTGGGCACCCAAGGGGGCGTTCTTCCTGGTCGATGAGGTGCAGCGGGTATTTCCGCCAGCCTGGCGCCAGAGTGATTTAGACCGCCTCGATTATCCAGGTGGGCCGGATAAGGCGAAAGAAGATGGCCGACCGGAAACCATCGACGTGGCATTTGATATGCACCGTCACCATAACTGGGACTTTGTATTAACGACCCCGAACATCAAAAAGGTGCATCAGGTAATTCGGGCGGCGGCTGAAACGGCCATTCGTCATACAAATATGGCGATATTGGGCATTGGTGGCCGTTATAAGACCGTGCTTCACCTCTCCGATAATTCCGGCACATCGCTTTCTGATGTGCTGCAAGCCAAGCCATTTAATAAGGTGCCCAAATATGTTTTCAAGCTTTATGACTCAACTACAACCGGTAAGGTCTCGGATACAATCGCGGGTAGCTCGATGCTGCGAGATCCTAAAATTCTATTTCTTCTGGCGGTTTGGGGACTCTGTGTATTCTTTGGCTTCATCAAGCCTGAATATATTGATGCTCCTGCTAAGGCCCCTGCGCCCTCTCCTGCCGCTGCTCCGGCTCCTGGGGCGGTGGGTGCTTCGCCCGCTGCTGATGTACGTCCTGGTGGCGCTCCTGCTGCGTCTGCTGATGGCGTCCTTGCTGTAGGGCCATTCGCCGGATACCGCCTGATTATCAACTGCCATGTGCTGACCAAGAGTGATCGAGACGTCTACAACGTCGAATACTGCTTCGCGCTGCGCAAGGGCGACGACGAGCAAGCCATTTATGCCGAGGAGTGGCCCCAGTATTTCGTAGGCGTAAAGGCCATGACGGCGTGCCATGCGGTGATCCAGTACCAGGGCAAGCCCGTGGATGTGTATTGCGACCCTGATGGTGATGCGCTGCGTAAGCGGGTTAATGCTGCCCTCTTCGCGGGTAGGGATAGCGAAAGTGCACCAACCGATGACCGGACATAAAAATATAGGTGTCCGGGTATAAAAATGGTCACTGCGTAACGAGGTTTCTTATGTTAAATATGATTGTTAAAAGGAGTCGATGTGCTTGGTATCGTTGTGGTTTTCATTGATATTGCCATTCTGCTCGCGATTGGGAGTCACCCTGATCACTCTATCGAAGAGCGTTTGGCCTGCTTTGCCCTGGTAGCCCTGTTTTCACTGCCTCCCCTGCTCTGGCTGTTTGGGGGGCACCTTATCGAGCTGGAGATGAAATGGCGGCACCACTGCCGGGCAAAACGCCGTGCTCGCGCTGCTGCCGCTCGGCTTAAGAATGGCCTCTGACTTCCAGGTGCCTGAACGCCTATAAGCTGTTGCAGCCCATCAGCATATGGTGAGCTGCGCGAACCATGATTAATGCCCTGCCGGAGGGCGCTTGCGTCCCGAGGACCTATGCCCCCCAGGTGTTCGCCTCCCTAGGGTGATTCACGACATTGAGCGCCCCCGCTGAAATAACCCCCTTCCCTGCTAAACCTGTCTTTGATGTTCGATTATTGCGTCCAGCCGAAAGGGGTTAGGTAGGATTATTATGGGGGCTATGCCTGGTGGTTTAGCTTTATTTTAAAGGGATTAAAATAGTTTTCTTACACGCTTTTCTGTATTTATGTCTATCGGTCTAACTATTAATTCAAACTCATTCTGATCTGGTTCCATCTGGTATAGATTAATGTTGAGAAAATGATTGTTTGATTTTATCATGTTTATGATATTGAATTTGTAGTCTTGATCTATATTGCACCCAAAATATATTGAGGTTAGACTCGTTTTATCAATTTTTTTTCTAAAAATGAAGTCAGGATCGGTACAGATCATATAAATTATTTCAAGGTTGGAATCCTTGACCCTGAATGAACTCTCACCTGTTTTTTCAATGTAATTTCCATAGTCTGAAAAAAATGTACCTCTTCCTATGTACTTTATATCATCGTAATCTAGCATTGGTATTATAATTCGATGTTCTTTTTCATATATCCAATCATTGCTTTTGGTTGTCAATGATTTTATGAGTATGTTTTTTCTTTTATCATTAAGGGTGGCGCCATCTATACTGTCCGTGAATTTATCGAACCGCCTATTATCATAATTAACTTTAATTGGCTTGTAAAAGCTTGGGTAGTCACTATGTTGTTTTTCATTTTTCGTTAACATCTCGCGTTCATAACCAATGCAAATACCTTTATGTTGATTTGTATAATGTGCCCACATTAATATGTTTCTTGGCGTCTCAGATAGAGAAACTATTCCGCAAGAATGTATGTATATATCATTAGTTATTTTATTGAACGTTCTTGAAAACGAGTGATTTTCTATTTTAGCACCTTTATACATGTCCTGCGTAATTTCGCTTAGCTCGCGCGGTATTATTCTTTCAAATGGATCATTTAGTGTTGCTGATGATGTAAGCTTTAAAGTTGGCTCATTAAAATATTCTGCATCTAATTTGTCGCTATAATATTTGAATAATATTTTCATGCTTTATCCATAAGTACTGTTGCTGGCTATCTCCCCCCGTATAGTAATACGGGGGGAATTCCTTGCACAGAGCCTGATGACACCATGGATCACATCTTTAGTGGTTTGTGCTGCGCTGCAGCGTACCTGGTCAAGCTTTCACGACATATCATGCTGCGGCCATGAAAAAGGGGGCTTCCGCCCCCTCCCCTGTCTAGTTGATGCCTAGCTTCTTCCGCCAGTAGAAGGCTTCCCTTTGCTTGTCTGACAGTTCGGCCTGGATGATGGCCATCGCCTCGATCCTCCTTCTGTCGAACATCACGCCATTAGGTGCGATCAGGCAGTCATTCTTCATACGCCAGCCTTCCCAGGCCTTGAAAATCGTGGGCAGCTCCCGCCCTGATGCCATACGCATAAGCCGTTTATAGACAGGTGGGATCTCTTTACCCTTATCCCAATATGTGACCTGCCTCACAGAAACGAAACATAGATTTGCCGTCTCCTCTTCCGATAAACCGCATTCAAACCAACGAAAAATGAAGTTTTTGGTCAACTCTCGTTCCATCCAAGTAAATACCTGATAAACCAGCAAAATTGCGTGGGCTGGCTTATCGGCAGGTTTCAGATGGGCATTTAACTAAACGCGACATTATGCGCGATATTGGGTTATGGAAGAATCCGGAATGAGGTCGGTTAAAAAACGCTGGTCATCACAGCCATGCTCCTGAACTTCTCTTTTCGTTATCTCTCATCTTCAAAGGCCTAGTCGTGCAACCGATCCAGCAGTTTGTGGTTGGCACTTTCATGGCGTTCGCTGTTGCCGGTGTGCAGGTACTTTGAGGTGGTGTCGATGCTGTCATGGCCCGCATCGGCCTGCACATGGGATAGCGGCCGCCCGTTGAGATTGATGTCGTGGGTGATGCCGGTATGACGAATGGAGTGCGGTGTCAGGTTGCGCATCTCGGCGCCGTCCTGCACAAACCCATCTTTTTCTGCCAACTCGGCGGCGGTCTGGATGACGCTCATCATCAGGTCACGCAGCTGGCGGATCCCGAGGTTGGCGTTGAGCTCACCTTGTTCCCGGCCATGCGACGCAGCCTTGTGGCGCACAAACAGCGGAGTCTGCTCATCGGGTGCTGGTAATGGTGAGAGACCAAGAAACGTCCGATAGCGTTTGAGGGCCTCAAGCAAGGCATGGGACACCGCCACGGTGCGGCGCTTGCCACCCTTGCTGCTGGGAATGAAATAGCCCCAGACACCGGTTTTTCCATCGCGGCGGAACTGCCCCATGATGGGGGTAAATCCCGGTCTTGCCGCCACTTCTGAGATCCGCAGGTAACAGGCGTACATCAGGCTTATCAGGAAGCGGCTGCGCTCGTGCTGCTCGGGTGATTCGGCCGCCAGCAGGTCGGCTGCCTGCATCACATAGGACCACTGCAGCTCGCTGAAGGCCTGACCATGGTCGTCCGGCTCCTGCTGCATTGAGCGCTTCACCCGTTGCAGTAACAGCGCCGGGTTGCGGTCCATGTACTCCTCCTGGATCAAGAACTGGAAGAAGGCAGACAGAATGGCGAGCTTGGTCTTCATGGCCTGTTCGCTGAGGCGGTACGGCAGCTCACGCCCCAGCTCCCGCTTGCCAAGGAAGGGTCGCCATTGGGGATTGGGCAGTCGTTCTCCCCACTCCTTGTCGAGCACGAACTGGGCTACGTTGCGATAGGCAATCAGGCCCACCGGCGGCGCCTGACAGTAATCGAGATAACGCATCATGATGCGCCGGGTCAGATCCTTGGGGCTGATGCGCATTTCGCCGAAGCACCAGTGCAAAAACGTGGTCAGCTCGCTGCGATAGGTTTTGTAGTTGTTCTCGCTGTTGCGCTGCTCCAGCAGCCAGTCGACGGCGAGCTCGTAGACCAGCCCGGCATCGGGCACATCGTTGAGGCTGAGGTTGGCAAGATATTGATTGACCTGGGGGTTGCCCGCCTCCAGGTAGGCCAGACCATCGAACAGCGGCAT